CATACTCATGCTCACTAACGAGCACTATTTGGTGAGCATTGCTCCCCTTCATAATGTGACGTAGATGGCTTAATAAAGTAGATATGCCAAATAGATGAAGAATATAAACTACAAGAGAACAGACAATATGTCTATTATGGCTAGTAATCGTAGCATAGTTCTTACTACGTCACAAAATTTGCAAAAGAGAGGTCAGTAATGAGTATCATGTTTAAAGATATTAAAGAAACAAAAAGACAATGTAAAGAATGTGGTAAGTCTAAAC